GATTTAAGCTTTTTATAGCCGGTTCTTTTCCCCAAACGCCGGCATCTCTCATATAAACCATGGATTCGAGTGGTACGCCATAGTCTTTCCATAGCATGAATAAACTGCTCCCCATAATGCGTTCTTGCTCTTCCGGATCCAAACTTTCGAACCATTCTCTGCCTGTCTGCCAAGAAATCGTATCATCACCGTTGTACAGTACGGGAATCATCGTGCACTTTCCGTTTGGATGATCGGTAAGCTCACGGTTGATCGGATAAAACTCTCCGTCCATCATCAAGCACGCCAAACATGCCGTCGGTTTATAGCAGTATCGCCGGAAACCTTTCACTACGCCGCTTAGCCTATATTGCTCTACACTTGCCATCCGATAAGCTCTGTTTATCTCTGTACGAGCTATCAACGTTGACCTTTTGAAGCTTATATCTGCGGCAGACATCATGTTTTTCACCAGCTCATTGACGCCTTGACCGCGTACTATGCCGATCTGTAGCGCCTCGGCAATCCCTTTCGCCATATCGCCATAACTGGTTTTCAATAACTCATACAGAGGTGCTCCGGTTGAACTCATTCCTATCATGGTTTCGTATGCTTTTACGTTCAGAATGTTCCATTTTACCGACGCGCCGACTAAAGCCTTTGTCGCCTCATTCGCTCCGTCTATACCGAGAAGCAAGCTGTCCCGCTGTGATGCACTTATGATGTTTTCTGCCGACTTGCTGTATCCGTCGAGCTGGATATTAGCCTGCTCCAGTAGATATTGGTATTGATTCATACTATAAATATACTGAATCGGAACAGCTTGCCCCGATTCAGATAATTCACTCGCTTTTTGTGCGACGGCAATATAGTCGTTGTTAAGGTTTTTGATGACAGAATTCCACTGCTTGCCAAGCTTCAACAACGTTGATTTTTCGTTATTATTTAGCTTATCCTTATAGGACTCTACAACATCAACGACCGACTTAGGTGTTTTCACGTGCTGTCCTTGAAATCACGCTATTCAGAATAGCTTCACTGATTGATGACTGCTCTTCTGCCTCTTTTTCTTTTTCTTCCATGATCTGCTTGATCTCGTCCGTACTTTTTCCTTCAAAACGCAACGCCGTAGACAGTGCTAAACCAGATTTTATGTTCTCCGTCCGGATCTCCGCCTGCGTCTTCGGCTGGATGCTCTCGACAGGTGCCCATACCGGCGTGATATCCTGCGGTCTCACATCCCCAAAACCTGATAAAAGCAGTAGGTACGCCCCGACATCCGACCAAATCGGATCAAGAAGTTGCTGCGTTTTGCGTGCTTTTTTAGACAGCGGTGCCTCCATCGCTATCAGCGCCTCACCTGAAGGTTGCCCGTCTGCCCCATAAAAATAATGTTTCGGGGTTCGGGTAATAACCGCGATGCTGTTTGCCAGCTCGGATATCTGGTTCGAATAATTGGACAGGTCTGCCGCTTCCAGAGTACCGACAGAGGTTCCTTGCTCATCTGCGCGAATAGCCGCAGGAATAGACCAAATCTCATTCGGCGCATTTTTCAGCGTGTCGATATTTGCATTTGTGATGATATATCTTGCCGGAAACGCGTTAAACTCTGCAGTAACCATCATATCGCCGAGCAACTTATTAATCGCATCCTGTATCGGGATCACGTTATCCAACTCAGACTTCAAGCCTCGCCGGCTGTTCCTGAAATGGAATACCGGTATAATGCCTGTCGGGTTTGTACCGCTTTCCGTCTCATCAAACTGGAAAGACGTATATGATACGATATCCTCCGGCTTCCCTTTTGCGAAGTAGTTTTCGAACCGGTCTTCGTAATACAAAATTATTCGAGTGTAGTCTCCATCTACGTACCATTTCGCCGCGTACTTTTTCTTTGCCGGCGATGAATCTTGATAGCGGACAAACACGTTCGCCGGATGATTTTGGTAAACTTCCGGGTTGCCGGCTTCATCCGTTCCGACAATGATAAAACCTTCACCGGTAACAGCCATTGCTTCGTGGACTTCATCTGCCTCGATACCTATGTGAAGGTCAGACCAAAGCTCATCGAGCTTTGCGTTTCGTGCCCTGTCCTCCGCATCCCAGCCGGTAATCTCCAGCCTGTCCAGTATGGAATCAACTACTACCGCGCACCAATTTTGGGAGAATCTTGCGCAACGGTTTTCGAAAACTTCACGTAATCGGGTCGCCGTATACATCAGCGGTTGGTTCCCGTCGTAGTAGTCGTACATCTTTTTTACATGCCTCTGTTTACCTTGCAACGCTTCAAAAGCTTCCTGTAAATCGCTTATCATCCTTGCCAACTCCTTGCTTCCCTTTTTTGGAAAACTGTTACCAAATCATCAAAAGCGCCCGATGACGCATCCATCATGTCATCATGTTCGGACGGCTGGTTGTGCATATGAGTGATATATGCCTCTGTCCAATCACCTTTCAGAACTTCAACTAAACCATGCTCGGCATATGATGCAAGCGGTCTGGCTCGGGTTATTTTATCTCCACTTGATCTGACTCCTCTGGCGTCCATTCCGGCTAACATCGGAACCAGCGTATAATGGCTCTCCCGCTTACCTGCCGAGCCTGGTTCTTCTTCCCAGCGCACCTTGAACGGAATGCTAAGAGAGCCAAAATAGTCTCTGTAAAAGAACGCAAGCTCCTGTAATTTCCTGTAAACTTCTGCCGGCTCTAATTTCATCGCCTTTGCCTCAAGGATCAATATCTTCTTCGTACTTTGATTATACAGCATCACGCACCAAGCCGTATCATCCGGGTCTTTGTTTTTCAGTGAAGGTGCCGTTGCTGCTAAATCAAAACGCATGACTGCAGTCCAACCTGGAGTTGTCTTATCCCAGTCATCGACTATCTTGAACCAGTCACGATTGAAAACATTCCCGGCAGTGTTAACGATTTTCCAGTTGCCGCCGCGTTGCGGATCGCCCAAAAGCCGCTCCCGATCGACCTTTGACAGCCCTTGAAGGTTTGCGATATAGCCCGGATCTTTTTCGAGCAATATTCGGTTGTCATAAATCGTTGATGGAATGAAAGTGCATGATCGCGGCATGATATCCGGATATTCTGCCAACAGCTCAGTTTTTGTATCGCGCCATATGATCTGTTCGTCTTTGGCGATAAACCAGCGGATGCGATTGATACGATTAAGGTCAGCGTAACCGTCATCGGCAATCCACCACGATAAAAAGTCTGCCAACCATCCGGGTTCCGGGTTACATGATGCTCGGATATACGGTTTAACGCCGCACACAGACCGGTTACGGCTCATCAGATAAATGAATTGCTGGTAGGTGAATGTTTCGAGCTGGTCAAAAGCAAGAAAGCAAATCTGCGCCCCACGCCAACTGTAAAGATCTGCCTCATACTGCAAACCGCCGAAGCTGATCTTTGAACCCTTCGGAAATGTCCAAAAATACCGAGACGCGTTAGGTTCTCCATTGAAAAGCGGGTAAATCTTCGACGCCTCAGTCCATAGACCACCCGGTCGCGTAATGTCTGCCATCGTTCGGCGAAATATGACCGCTTCAAAACCTGAAACATCTCGATGATAGAGCGGCTCTAACAGCAGAGCGTAGGTCTTCCCTCCGCCGGCCGAGCCGCCAAAAATAGTAATATCCGCTTTCGATTTAAGAAACAGCTCTTGTTTCGGTTGCGGCTTAATCTCCGTTCTCATCATCTTCTTTTTTAGGAAGGTACAGGATTACTTCTGCCTTCTCGAATTCGCCATGAACGTTTACATTTTCCGGCGGCTTACCGAACGCGACTTCGATGAACGCCATCTGAAGCTTTGGATTTTTGCTTGAAGCCCATTGCCGGAGGATAGCTTCAGCCACCGTGAGAACATGTCCGTTTATAGTTACCGGTTCGCCATCTTTGATTACCTTTTCTCCTGCTATTTCGACA